CAACTTCTTAGCTCTGCGGGCCGCCGGATCGCCCTGCTTCGCCGCGTTTATCACGTCCAGAAGCGATTGGGAGAGGTATTCTCCCGGGAATACACGCAGGACGCTCGCCTTGCAGTTCGCCGCGATGTAATCGGCGCAGCTCTGACTCATGTCCTGGGCAAGTCGGATCGGTTCGCTTTCTGGGTGTTTCGACCCAGCCTCGGTCGGCGTGGCGTCCGACAAAATCTCGCTTCCCTGGGTCGCTGACGCGTCCGCCATTTGGACGCCGCTCGTGCACGCGGACTGCGCTTCGACCGCCCCATCCCAGCGCGTCCATTGCCCGCCGTCCAGACTGCCGGCCGGTACGCGTGGCTGGTCGGGGCTGTACTTGATTGCCGAACGCATTTCGCCAACTGCGTCGCGCGTCAGCCCCACGACGATGATCTCCGGCGTGACGCCCGCGCTCATCAGCGCGTTGGCGAGGAACAGCCGTCGCGCGCCTGCGACGGGATCAACGAGCTTCGCCGACCGGCTCAGCGCCAGGTGGGTCAGCGCCAGCGCGCGGTCGCCGTCGCGCCAAGTCTCGACCGCGCGCTGGACGTGCCTGAGGCGCGAGGCTTCGATCGGCCCGCCGTGCGCGCTGGTCAGCAGCGCGGCGAGCCGCGGCTGGTCGAGCGGAGCGCTTCAGCCAGGCGTGTCCCGGCGCCGAGCGTGAGGAATCGTTGGCGAACGCCATCTCGGCCGCGATCGGATGCGCCGCCAGATGGTCGTCGCAGCGCCGGACCAGCTCTTCGGTTTGCATCTCTGGGCCTTCCCTCACGGCAGCACGAGCCGCACCGCGACCACGGCGATCGCGTCGCCGTCGAGGTCGCCGGGGTCGCGCACCGGGACGCCGCTGATCTTGCAGTCATGCGCCGCGCCGCGGAGCGTCTGGCGGCCGAGCGCGAAGTCGGCGCCGGCGGGCGCAAGCGCGGCGTCGAGTGCGTCGAGCGCGGCGTTGATCGCGCTCGCGCCGGGCGTCGTCGGATCGCGCGCGTCGAAATAGAGGAACAGCTTCGCCTCCAGCGTCCGCTTCGGCGCCGCCGGCGTCGGCCACTGATAGGTCTCCGGGCCAGCTTCGAGTTGGAACAGGGCAGGGCGCAGCGCCGCCGGGACTTCGCTCCACAGCTTCAGCCGCCGCGACGCGACGCCCCACGGATAGGCGGCCGAGACGGCGGCGAACAAAGCGGAGAAAGCGGCTTCGCGGCTCATGCGCCCTCCCAAGTTTCAGATGGCGTCGCGGCCAGCGCGGCGACGATCGCGTCGCTCTGTTCGTCGAGCGTAGACTGCAAATAGGCGCGCGCCGGAATCGTCGAACCGGGATGCTCGACCCGCGCCGCGAAGCGCGCCGCGCCGCCGGCGAGAAAGGCGAGCGCCTTCGCCTTGTCGGGCAGGATTTCGTGCGCGCCGCTCTTGCCGCCGTATTCTTGGATCGCCGCGCACTTGACGTCGCCGATCGAGCCGACCGTCGCGACGATCGTATCGCCGTCGGCAGTGACTTCGGCGGCGATCGAGTCGCGCAGCGCGCCCGAACGCGCGGCGAGCGTTTGGCCCGAGAGTTTGTCGACCTTCACCGACTCGGCGAGCGCCGCGGCCAGCCCTTCCGCCTTGGCGGCGAGCGCGTCGCCGAGCGCGCCAGGAAAGGCGTCGAGCCGCGCGTCGATCGCGTCGTCGCCGGAGAGCGATAGATCCAACATCAGGCGGCCACCCTCCGGTACGGCTGGATCAGCGCCAGCACCGACGCGGAGATCGGCGCGGCGTCGAATGTGATCGTCTCCTGGCCGCCGAGCGATTTGGAGCGCAGGCCGATATGGTCGGCGGCGCGGAAGCGTTCGGCGGCGAACTCGAGCGCCGCCTGCGCCAGGTCCTGCGGGACATAGCCGTAGCTCAGCGACACCGACGCGCCGGCGTCCGTCGCCGCGAAGCTGTAGACGCCGTCGCTCACGGCGTACTGTCCCGCCGCCGGCGCGCCGACAGTCGCCGTCAGCGGCCCGCCGTGCTCAGCGTAGGTCACGCCGAGGTCGCTCGCCCACGCTCCGTAAGGCGCGAACGCGCTGAGCGCGAATGGCGCGGCGGCGGGGATTGTCTGCGTCTCGCCGACGATCGCGTAGCCCGCCTGGTAATCGACGACGACATTGGCCCGGCGATGCGACAGCGCGACGCCGAACAGGTCGAGCGCTTGCGGCGCGCCCGGCGGGGAGAGATCGCCAGGCCGCAGCATATAGCCGAACGCCGCGCCGACGCTGCCGGCGGCGATCTGCGGCACGGCGACGCCGTTCCACGTCACGCTGCGCACTTGCAGCACCGGCCAATGGCGCAGCGTCAGCGTGCGGCGATCGCCGTCGCACAGTTCCGTGTAGTCCTGTGGCAGCAGGCCGGGTCGCGACAGCGCCGCGCCGATTGCTCGGCTCGCCGCCGTGACGAGCGCGGCGAGCGTCGGGTCGCTCGCCGAAGCCGTGGCGGGCAGGCCGAGCCACGCCTTCAGCGCGGCGAGGTTGGTCAGGTCGTAAGGGCTCATGGGCAGGGCGCCGATGTCGGAGGACGGGAGCGCAATCACGCGGGGGAGGGCGCGACGGCGCCGCGATTGCAGCGCCCGCCCTCCGGTCTCGGTCAGCCGTTGCCGATGTTGGTCAGGATGCCGACGCCGAACGGCGCGTAGACCGCCAGCGTCTCCTCGGCGTAGACGCCGAACTCGCGCCGGCGCGTGCGCAGCGGCCAGTCGACGCGATAATAGTCGCGCCGCGTCAGCACCTCGGCGACGTTGGGCGTCTGGTTCGACTGATACCAAACCGGCAGTCGCTCACACAGCGCCAGAATGGTGCCGGGCGGCAGGTCGGGATGGACCTTGACCGGGATATCGAAGCCGCCGTCGACGCTGAACGGATTGTAGTACCAACGCACGACGCCGGAGGCCGAGACGCCGTAAGGCCCGCCGTTGTCGCCGTCGGCCGAGACGTTGTAGCGGATCAGCGGCCCCGAAGCGTTGGTCAGGCACTTCGTCGTGATGTTCTTCTGCTCCTGCGCGTTGACGTAGAGCGCAGTCGGCGAAACCCGATAGGCGTTCCACATCTGCACCAGCATATTGTCGATCTCGATCACCGAGCCGCGGCCCGATGCGGTGAGGAACGAGCCGGCGCCCGCCGCGCCGTTCGGCAGCGCCTGCACATAGGCGCTGTTGGCGGGATTGAAGCCGACCGTCAGCAGGCCGTCGAAGGCGAGCGTCGCGTTGCGCGAGTTGTCGCCGCTGATGGCGCTCGCCGCTTGCTGGCCGGCGGCGAGCGGCGCAGCGAACGATGCGCTGTTGATCGTGGTGATCGCCTGCAGCGTCTCGGCGCCAGCGGCGCCGACGTACCAGGCGTAGGCGACCGCGCCGTTGATCAGCGGCGCGACGGCGTTGAGCGTCTGGCCGAGCGTCGCCGCCTGGGTCGCGTTGGCGCTCTTGTTCGACGAGCCGCCGTTCAGCGAATACGTATTGCCGTCGTTGCCGGTGATCGTCTTCACCGTCGCGACGCCGCCGGCGAGGCTCGAATTGCGCCAGCCCTCGAAGGTCAGCGCGACGACGATGACCGAGTAAGTCGCCGACGGTAGGGTTGCGCCGCTCCCCGTGGCGGCGAGCGTCGGCGCGGCGGGCGTTCCCAACGCCAGCGAGGCGTTGCCGCCGAGCAGCGCCGTCTCTTCCTTGTGCATCGTCTTCTGCAGCAGGCGCAACGTGGCGGTCGAGTCGATGTCCTCGAAGCCTCGCGCCGCCGCTTCGGCCTCGAAGCTCACCGAGTCTTCTTCGCCGAGCGTCAGATACGGCGCGACCTGCGACGCCGCGGAATACGACATGCTGGCGGTGCGCTGGCCTTCCGGCACCCAGCCCATCGCGTCGAAGCCGGAGCCAGTCACCGACGCGATGGTGCGCCAGCGCGCCGCGTCGCCAGGGTTGGTGCGGGCCACGCGCGGCAGCGCGTTGCGCAGCGGCGTGATCACCGGAAAGAGATTCTTCGCCGGCGCCTGAAGGTCGTAGGCGCTGAGGCCGGTGGCGAGCGTGACGGCCTTGGACAGCGAGTCCTTCATCAGGCCGAGGGTCTCTTGCGTCGTCTGGGCGATGTCCATGGGAGGATCCTTGCGGGGTTGCTGGGGAGGAGGCGGCTTTGAAAAGGCGTGCGCCGACGCCCGCGGCGCCAGGCGACATAGATGCGAGCCTTTAGGTCAGAGGAACGATCAGTCGCGCGGCGCACGCGCTGGACGAGTCAGCAGCGCTTGCTGCGCCGCTGAAAAGGCGCTGAGCGCAGGAGGTGTTCCGTTTAGGTGTACTCAGACTTCATCCTGAGGCGCCCTCGCGTTAGCGAGGGCCTCGAAGGATGGCCCGGCGTGCGCCGGCGGACGGGCGAGCTGGAACGTCCTTCGAGGCCGCTTCGCGGCGCCTCAGGACGAGCAGCGTTGGGGACCAACCGACTCAAACGGAAGCCGCGCACTAGAAACGAGACCTATGGCTTCCAATGGAGAAGATA